TTAAAGAGGGGGTCGAGGAACTTACCACAGAGATAAATGTATTGGGTCGAAACATCGAGGCATCGACCTTGGAATTAGAAGCACTAAGTGCCAAACTGCAAGAATCGGCGGAGGGCAAAAAGGAAGATTTGTTGGATAAGATTGGAAAAATAGAGGGTTTTCTTAAAAGTGCCGAGCAGCACTTAAACAAACTATCCGATGCCGAATCCGAATTAAAGGGGCTTATTGATTCTTGGCGACAAAAAGAAAATAATCTTCAATATGAAAATAAAAATCGCAACACTAAGATAAAATTACTTCAAAGCGGTCAGTGCCCCACTTGTGAAACCAATTTAAGTACTGATTATCACAAAGATTTACTCCAAAGTTATTTGGAAAAAGACCTTGAGGTGGTGGCGGAGATGCAGAGTATTGCCGACCAGTTACAAGAATTAGGGGAGAAGCGAAAAAAATTGGTCGAGAGTAAAAGAGACATAGAGGGTAGGGTTAGTTCGGCACAGTTCCAAATTAGTGCCTCTAAACGGGATTTGAAACAACTATCCGAATCTAATAGTAAGGATGAGCAAACTACCGCTTTGCGAAATATTATTGAGAAATCGACTCTAAGTAAAAATGAAGTGCTTCAAAGGAAAGACCAAGAAACCAAAAAAGTCAATTTCTATGGTTTGGTGGATGAGATTTTTGGGGATAAGGGCATTAAGTTATTAGCCATCAAAAAAATATTGCCCTTGTTGAATTCGGAAATTAAAAAGGTACTCACGGCTTTGGGTTTAGAGTATCGAGTGACTTTCAATCAAGAGTTTGATGTGGATATTAAACATTTGGGTTATGAAATTGCGGTGGAGCAGCTTTCGACGGGGGAGCGGAAGAAAATGGATTTTGCCGTTTTGATTGCCTTGATGCGTATTTTGAAAATGAGGTTTTCGGGTATCAATCTCTTCTTCTTGGATGAGATTTTTTCTTCTATCGACATGACGGGTATCCATCATATCCTTAGCGTGCTCCATAAAACTTGTCGAGAGTCCAAATTAAATATTTTTGTGATAAACCATAGCCCCTTACCTATGGAGATTTTCGATTATCGAGTAGGGGTGCAAAAAAATAATGGGTTTTCAAACTTAGAGGTTGAAAAAATTATTTGATATATAGAATAATATGGGAGAATTTTTACACAAATACAATACCGATAATGTTCACTCACGAGCCGTGATTGTGGGTATAGTGAACTTATTAAACGATAAAATATTCTATGAGAATGTTTTGGGGGATGATAGTATCGATACTGTTTATGTTCCGTTTTTTTATAACATGGGTGGGGATGAAAGGTTCTTACAAGACTATTTTTTAAATTGGAATGACTGCATTCACCCAAAGTTTGATTGTGGGGAGTTTACTGGCAATTTTGCTGATGGGAACTATGATGTAATTCCCCGAGGTATTGTTACGCTGTCTTCCAAAACCATAGATACGGGTAAGATGACCCACCGTTTTGTACGGGGTAACTATGTAAAGGAGGTTAATGGGGTGTTGCAAACTTTTAGTGCCTTTTTAAATTCTATCCCTATTACTATGAGTTTCGAAATTAATATCGAAACGGATACTTATTTGGATGCTTTTAAAATTGAGCAAACTTTGGTTGAAACCTTTTATAAAAATCAAGTGTTTTCGGTCACCTACAAAGGATTTCGAGTACCGTGTCAAGCTGGGTTTTCGGAGGATTACGGGGTGGAAAAAACTTTTGAGTTTTCTTACCAAGATAACAACCAAACTACCCTTAAATTCAATATAGAGGTGGAGACTTACTTCCCCGTATTAGACCGCACCACGGAAATGAGCAATGCCAAAAGAATTGCGGGGTTCAATACCGTGGATATCTCTTCCGAGGAATACAACAAACCTCGTTTCACTTTCAATTCACCCAATTCGAATGAGAAATATTTTTCTAACGGGGTGTTGCCCATTTCTTGGGGCAATACTGGACCGATTCGTCGAATAAATCTATACTATCGTTTAGTTGGGGATACGGATTGGACTTTAATTGCTCGAAACCTAAGTAATGTAGGCAGCTATGATTGGCGAATACCTTTTTTTAATAGCAGTGGGGTGGTAATTCCAAATGAGGGACATCGAGCCATGGTTATTTCAGATACGGGTCAAAATGCCAAAGTTAGGGCTCTTATTGATGTTTTAGGCTCAGTAGATAAAATTGTGGTGTTGGAGCAAGGGTACGGATATACATCCACCGATATGATAGATGTGAACCTATTCCCCCTACCGACCACGATACCCCCAACTTATGTTCCACCCGTAGTACAAGCCACTATCAATAGCGGTGTTGTTTTTTCCGCCAACGTAGTGGACGGCGGCTCGGGATTTATACCCACACCCATCACTAAAATCGAATTAAAAATAGAGGATTCTAATAATGAATCGGTTTATTTAGTTTTGAGTGATGCGGCACAGTTTACGGGAAATGTGGACAACACCGTCCCAAATAACTTGATAACTAATATCAATCCAACGGTAGCATCTTTATTAGAGACATATCCCTTAATAGGTCAAAAAATTTCGGGGATAGGCATCCCACTTGGAAGTTTAATAACGGGTTATAACACCCCCCTAAATCAGTTGGAAATTAGTAATAATATTAATGCGATAAAAATAGATAGTGAATTCACCCTTTCGGCATCTAATGGGGTGTTATATATACAATAATAATGTCTTTTTTTCGAGAAAAAAAGTTTAATATATATAATAAATAGAAATCAACATAAAAAAATATTTCAAGAAATGAATTTCAAAAAACGCATCGAAGAACTCAAGGCAATATCTACAACCAATAGCGTAATCGATATTTGTAATGAGACCCTAACTAAATACAATGAATACGATATGAAAGCAGAACCCGCCACAATTAAAATGGTGGAGGCTGCCTTATCTGAAATTTTGATTGAAAAGCTAAAAGCTACCGAAGATAAAGGGGCTCATAATTTCATAGCAAATGAAATGTATATCCAATCACTTAATAATTTAAATTTAGGGGTTTCGGAAAGTATCGATAAGATAAAAGGTTCGGATTTAGTCAGCTACCCATCAGCGGCTTATCTGATAGAGAGCATCAACAACCTTCCAAACAAACACGAGTGGTCGGTCGTTGAGGTTTTGATTGAGAAGTTGAAGCCATTTAATTGGCATTCCACGGTTAACGAATGTATTTCATCATTGACGGAGTCTTTCCGAAAATACGAATTGGATATCAGACTATATGGGGCGTTACAAAACTCAATTGCCGAAAACAACCCTTTTGTAGAAAAGGTTAAGTCGGCTATTTTTGAATACTTGACTGCGAGAACTGAGGATAATAAAAAATCATTGATGGAGTCTTTGGTTAAGTATAAATTTGATGCGGCAGTAAGTGGCTTTCATTCTGTTATGGAATCTGTGGATATGGGCGGCAAATACGCTTCTGAAAAATTATCCGAAAAAATAGAAACACATCAGAAAAAAGAAGCTCTAAAAAACACTACTAGCCTAAAACAGCGTATCTCTCATTTAATGGAATCTTCTAATTCTATTGAAGTGATGGCTATTTGTAACGAGGCGTTGAGTGCTTTACAAGGCTATGCCGACCGAGTTAGAATGGCACAACCACAAGAAATGATTGCGTTCGAATCTTCTATCCAAGAGGTATTGATTGAAAAGCTATCCCAATTAAAAGGCGAGGGCGTGGAAAGTTTCTTAATGGTGGAAACTCGTATTTATGAGTTTAATAATATGGGCGTACGTAAGGCTCTTTTAGAAATGAAAAACTCTGATTTAGCTAAACTACCTTCAACTATGTATTTGGTGGAAAGGCTTCAACAGTACACGGCAGTTCCCGAATGGATGAGCATCCATAATGTTTTGGAGGGCATCAAAACTTTACAATGGCACGATTTAGTGCAAGAAAAAATAAATATCCTTGAATTTAATGCTAAAAAATTCAAAGAGGATATCAACATCCATAAAGTATTACATGAGTCTAAAAACTCCAAATCTAATTTTATCCTATCGTCTATCGAGCCTTTGATAGTTGAGTACTTAAACAATAGAACTGCAACTAATCGCACGACACTCTTGGAGAAATTGGGCAATTTCACTTATGATGTGAATTTGAAAAATTTGTACAATGTTATTTTGGAATCGGAAAAAAGTTTCCAACTCAAAGCCGATTCGAATGATGTTACGGTGTCGAGAGTTTATTCACCCGTTATCATTAATGAAGCCACGGAAATATTTGCTATTCGAGGTAAGGTGTTCATTAAAGAGGGTGGGGATATCAGACCTTTATCAGAATCCGAGGTTACACAACTCCCCTCTAATTTTGTAGAGTTGTCTGCTATTTTATCTCAACCTAATATTTCGGTTTCCGAAAATTGCATCACCGTTTACAATAGAAACCAAAAGGCTGTCATTAATGAAAACCAAAATAATGAAGTGGTTATTAATATCAACGAAAAAATGGTATCCATGGATGAGTTTCGTCAAGTTTACTTAAAATCGGGTATTTTTAATAGCAATGATTTGGAAACCATTAAAATTGTTCAAAAAATAGTAGAAAATTGGCATACCATCTTTGAGATGGATTATGTCAAAACTATCACCCCGAACTTTGCTTCTAATCGTAAAATGGATATATTTAAGTTGGGTCATGAAATTTTTGTGAACCGTGAGGATTCTTTGATGCAAGAAAATATTTTCTATCCAAAATGTAATGCTACCCAAGCAAAACACATGGTAAAAGAGTTCACTAGTTACGATTTGGGGAACACCTTTACGGAAATGTTATCAGAGGAGTCTAAATATATTAAAATGTTTGAGGAGCGCAAGTCTCAATTATCAAGCGTGATTAATAAACTCCAATCCAAAAAGAATCAACTTTTGGATATCCAAGACCAAGACCTTAAAGAGTCCAATGAGGTTAAAGACTTGATTGCTATTTTGGAGGATGAAATCACTAAAGTTAAAGAAGAGTATTCCGTGGTTAATAGAGAGTATAAAAAATTTATACAAGTACAAGAAAGCGTTTCCACGGGTGATATGGTGGAGTATTTAAAAAAAAAGGCATAGTAACTGGTAGTAACGATGCAGACAATAGTGTCGTGATTAGATTCGATGACGGTACAACCTCCATAGCTAATTGTAATGACATTAAAATCATAAAAAAGGCGGAAAATAAAAGCAACCAAGAGGATGTTAAATTATCCGCCCAAAGTGATGGGGCTAATATTAGTGTCAAGGAGTCGGTAAAAAAAAACTTAAGAATTGACGAGTGGGGTGTTTATAATTCCGAACATGATTTAAAAAATAAAGTCAAGACGAAAGAAAACACCCCCGAAAAATTTAATAAGTTAGTGGATATGGTGGCTTCCAAAGTGGGGAGCATATCTGAAGACCTAAAAAATTTAGAAAACACCATAAAGAACGAAACTAATTTATCATTTGACTCTATAACTGTATGTATAGCTGAATTGGAAACCTACATAAAAGCCTTGAAAAGCGAGAGTAGTGTGGTGGGTCCAGGTTAAAAAATCTTTATAAATGGAAAAATCTAATCAAATAAAATACTTCGAACAGTTTTTAAACGAAAGTACCTATAATAAAAAATCTATACTCAATTTGATATTTTCAAAAAATGAAATTTCGGAATTAGTTAGGATAAAAGATGAGATGGTCAATAACCTCGCTAAGGGTTTAGACGTTGACCCATTTACATCCACAGACTACGACGATTTGGCAGATTTTGTTAAACAAACAATTCAGAAAAAGGGTATTAAAATAGAGGATTCGGAGGTGAAGATAGTTTTAGAGTTGATTGATATGAATATTATAATTTGATGGATATATACTCTTGAAATATTTAGATGTGACTAACCTCTAAAAAGACCGAAAAACAATTGGTGGACTCGATTAACAATAAAAAAATGACACATTACGTAAATGCTGATGACCTCAGAAGAGAAATTTCCCTCTCTAAAGAAAAGGGTGAACTAACTACGGAAGCCGTAAAAATGCTGAGAGCCATGGCTGATGGGGCATCTAAAAAATTAAAATACAAATACGAGGAAGACCGAGAGGATTGTATTGCTTTTGCTATGATGGATATCATCAAATATTGGAGGGGGTACGACCCAGAGAAATCTAAAAATGTTTTTGCTTATTATACCCAAATGATTAAAAACGGTTTCGGGAAAGGTTGGAAAAAATTGTACCCGAACGCCACCACCTCAAAAGTATCCTTAGACCACGAAAATTTGCATAACTTGTAGTTGCTTATGAGTAAAATTAAAGAAAACAAACCCACTTTAAAATCAAAGTATAAGCAAGGATATTATAAACTCAACAACACAGAAAAATATATAGGCGACCCCACGAAGATAATTTATCGCTCTTCGTGGGAGCATCGTTTTTGCTGCTATTGTGATTTATCACCCGATATTATTTGTTGGTCATCCGAGCCGATTGGGATTCCATACCGAACCCCTTTTGATAAACCCGAACACAAGGGGCATCTATATTATGTGGATTTTTTCATGCGAGTAAAAAAATCCGATGATGTGACTGTAGATTATATGGTGGAGGTGAAACCCGAATCGATATTAACCAAACCCAATCTCACGGGTCAGAAGCCCTCTATTCAACAGATAGCTGCCCATAATGACCAATTGAAAAAATGGATTATCAATAAATCTAAATTTGATGCTGCCAAAGAATATGCTCGGAAAATGGGTTATGTTTTTATTGTAGTGACTGAAAAATTTTTATACCAAAAAGGCGTATGAAAAGTCCACTGATTGCTTATAAGGAGGAAAAGGATAAATCCAAGCGGCGGAAAGAAACCGCTTTGTATTTTAATGAAAAATATTTCCGCAAGCCTTTCGAAGATGAATTCTTGGAAACGAGTGAACGGATTTTGGCTCGGAAGTTAAATTTCTTTTTGCCTGGTAGAATTTATACTTGGGTGTATGACCCAATTGGCGCAAAGAGTATGCCCTATTATGACAAAATGCCCTTGGTTTTAGTTCACGGACAATATGTTTCGGGGAATAAAAATAAAGTGGTACAAGGACTAAATTTAAATATGTTTCCCGAGTACACAAAGGTGGAGATTTTGGAAAATTTTTATAAAGTATTTGAAAGGGATATATACCGTGCAGAGGAAGCTATCGATAAAAATCAATTAGGGTCGCTAAACCGTGTTTGGCAGTATATGACTAATAGTAATTTTGTGTACACCCTATTTAACGAAAAGGCAGACATTGGATACCAATGGGGGGTGAGGAATTATATCATACCTAGAATCAAAAGTGCTATATTGGTAGAGTTAGAGGATTGGGAAAAAATACCATATTACATCCCCAAAGAAATAGAGGGTGCGGGTTTAGCATCCATTTGGAGTGATTACTTGACCAACAAAAAGAACTTGACGGAATATAATGTGGATGGAGATAAGGCAAGTCAGCAACGTAAAAAATATATACCACCAGGTGGGGGGTGAGTGCACCATTAAATAGTAATATCTTTTCTAAAATAAAAAATAATATAAATGGCAGGTTTTATAGACCGAGTAGGGGTGAATCCCATTTTTGGTCAACTATCAAAAAGTTTGAAAACCTTATCTAACTTGGGGATGCGCTACGATGATATGGTAGTTAAACAATCCCGAGCGGTGGGTGTTACTGAATCCGAGTTCGGTAATCAAGGTTATCTACCCGAAGAATTTTTATACTCCTTGGCACTCGCTGACGTGGGGCAGAAGAAATTCATTGCTTTTTTCGATAAGGATTATAAGGCTCGTAGGGGGTATTTAAGGAAGTTTGCAATGAACCCCGAAATAGAATTTATTGTGGATACTATTGCGGATGAGGCTATCGTTTTTAACGACTCTAATTTTTTTGCCGATATCGATACCACTAAATTAAAGGAAATCCTCTCCCCCGAAAACCAAAAGGAAATTGTGGCTGAGGTGAGTCAACAGTTTAAAAAAATCTATACCCATTTCCACTTTTCTGAGGGTCACGATGCTTGGGGGTATTTCCGCCAGTTGATGATAGACGGCTTCATCTCTTTTGAAATTATCTACGACCCCGATGGGAAAAATATAGTGGGTTTTAAAGAATTAGACCCCATTTCCCTACGCCCTGGTGTAGAAAAGGGCAGTGATGGCACATTTAAGAAAATTTGGGTACAGTACGAGGATGTTCCCTCAATGAAGAGAGTTCTCTTGGATTCGCAAGTGATTTATATCTCATACGCCAAAGGTAATTTTACTGGTAGGGTTAGTTATGTGGAAAGGATGGTTCGTTCGTTCAACTTACTAAGGATTATGGAAAATAGCCGTGTGATATGGAATACGATGAACTCCCAATTCCGAATGAAAATGGTCGTTCCGATTGGTACTAAATCCCCTCAACGTGCTAAGGAATCTTTGGCGGAAATGATTAACATTTATAAGGAGGATATTAACTTAGATTATGATTCGGGGGAATTGAGTATCAATGGCTCACCCTCGATGCAATTTTATAAAAACTACCTATTCCCAAGTAAAAATGGGGAATCCCCCGATATTGAGGTCTTGGCTAGTGATGGGTTTGATTTATCAGACACCGATGCCTTGAAATACTTCAAAGATAAGGTTAAAGAAGATTCGAAAATACCTTTCAGTCGCTTTGATAAAGAAAATGGGGGGAGTCAATTTAGCATCTCCGCTGATGGTATCGACCGTGAAGAAATTCGTTTCTTTAAATTCATTAATCGCCTTCGCTCGATATTTCAAGAAATCCTCCTTAAACCCCTCTTTATTCAAGTGGGTTTAATCTATCCCGAGTTAGCGGAGGATGAACTGATGAAAGCGTGTCTCTCTCTTCGATACAACAAAGACAATATCTTTGAGGAACTGAAAGAGATGCAGATTTTGGAGCAACGAGTCAATATCGCCAATACAATGATGGGTATCTATGACAAAAAGAAAGATGCCTCGGGTATGGATACCGATGTTCCAATCTTTGCACCTAAATTTGTAATTGAAAGATATATGAAACTTTCTGCCGACGATATTGCAGCAAACGAGCGAATGATGAAAGAAAAACAAGAACAAGATTTGGAGGATATGAAATTAGCTCAACAAATCCAAGCCGCTCAACAAGACATGGGTGGTGGAATGGGCTTCTAAAAAAAGAAAAACTTATGCGTGGATATATTTCTAACTGGCAACACTTTCTAAATGAACAAAATCAATATGTTGGTTATCGAAGCACGCATTCCAACCCTCAAGGTAAGTACGGGACATTTTATCATGTTCGAAAACCACCCCATAGTGTGCGAGAGGTGAAATTAAAGTTTCAAAACCCCTTGATTGTATCCGATAAAGATGTGTATAATTTCGAGGGGCTTTCTTTGGAGTATCTTTTTTGGAAATGGTTTCCCCATTTCGATTTACGGAGCGGGGCTCGCAAAGAGGGTATGGAAACGGGGGAGTTGATAGATAAAATGGTCACGAGTGAAGCTATCCGTAGGGGTCACGATGGAATCGTAATGGCGGATTTGGAAATTGTAGATTTGACTACCCATTCCGATTTCCCGAAATAAATACAACTCTTTTATTTTTTTTTGAAAAAAAACGAGGGTTATTATATGAGTTTCGGAAAAAAGTGTTAGATTTGTATGTAATTATACACCATACAAAATAGTAAGACCATGAAAAATAAAAATAATGGATATTTTGCCTCTTATGAAAATAATGGATGTTTTGTCTCTTATGAAATGGCATTAGAAATTGTATTTGGTAAAGCTACTCAATTTGCGCACCCAGCACCAAGCTTATCCAATTGCGTAGCGAACCAAAGGTAATTACTGGACACTATTAAAGCTATTAAGATGATTGTATTTCAATTTATTTTTGCAGTTATTTGGTTAGTTGCAGCAATAGTATTATTTATACTTTCTATTGAAAGCATTGTAAGTTCAAGAAAATAAAAATTACGATTATGAGATACATTTTATTTGGAATTGGCTTATTATGTTGGTTTGCTTTTGCATACGACATTGAAAATGATAGAGATTTTATGACTTGGATGTGGCTATTGACAAGCCAATTCTTCTTCGTAAATTCTTATGTGTGGTATAAACACGATATGAAGCAGAAAGGTAAGTAATTTTTATTACTTCTAACGGTCACAGATATATTCAGTTTTTAATTAAATAACAATAAAACTTAAATAAAATGGAAAAGGTAATTAAAGGTACAATCTTCGAATCATCAGATAAAAAATTGAATGTATTTGATGTTATGCGTGGTTATCCAAAGAAAAGTAATTTTGTAGAAAACACAATAAAATTAGCAAAGGAGCTTGGTTATAAAGTAACAATTAAATAGAATTACACATAACGGTTGGGTGTATGAGAAGGTTTGCTTGTGGGAACTTTCAAATTAACCACTACTGCTGATAGCAAACTTTCTTATACATCTTGTTACAAGCAAGCCTAAAAAACCGACAGTGCAACAATGAACAGACAGAAAAAACACCTCGACAGCCAACCCTTCGCAAAATTAAAAGAGGTGTTTTGCCAACGCACTAACCGACACAAAAACACCACATTTACTTTTACCCAACCGAACCCAAAGCCCACCCGCCACCCGACCAGTAGACGGTTCACAGTTTGACGACAACTTTGGAATATAAACGGCTTTAAAAAGCTACTTTTACAGACAGAAATTTAATAATCAAGAAATTCAAAATATGATTCTTTCAGACATACCCGAGAACTCCGAACTGTCCTCCTCACACACATGGAGAGAGGAATTCCTATCCACATTGGTGTAATACCACCAAAGGCTTTCGAGGCGTAAAAAACAAACTCATTATATGCGTATCAAAAAACCCAAATTCCAAATTTTTTGGAGGAAAAACCACAGTTGGTTTTGGATTCCTCGTATTACCAAATCAAAATTAATGTGGAAAGACAAATGGTCAACCCCTCGATGTGAAAGAGAGCCGCATTTTTATTTCGAATGGATGTGGTTTATTGTTTATGGGGTTTGGGGGTGTGACCGTTATTGGGAACAAAGGATATGGATTAAGGTGTATAACGAGGGGGATTACGAAAAAGCTAAATCGACCTGGCCTTGGTCTACGGGGAAAAACAACGAAAGTACTTGGAGGGATGAACTTACTAATCCGAAATCTAAACAAAAATGATTCTATTAGACGATGCGTCATATCCCGAAATTAACGCCGTTCGGATGTCTAGCGTTTCTTTAGATAGTTGTTTAGATTTTGGAGAACTTCAAAATATTCGAAAGCAGATACCGAGTTTAAATTTGGAATCCGCCACTATCTCAAATGAAATTCGTCAAGATATCCGAATGTGTAAAACCGCTTGGATACCTTATACCGATGAATGGGCTTGGTTATATGGTCGATTGTATGACATGGTTTTGTGGGTAAATGAAGAGGGTTATAAATTCGAGCCTTTGGATTTTACCGAACCCATTATGTATTGCGAGTGGTCAGATGGTGACCATTTTGATTGGCACGTTGATATCGGGGACGTGCATCCTTTTTCGAGCCGAAAATTGGCAGTCAGTGTTCAGTTATCGGAAAGTGATGACTATCGGGGCGGGGACTTAGAGTTTGCTGCCACACCCAACCCACAACATTGGTACACCGTGAGCCGAGCCGCTGGGAGCATCATCATCTATCCCGCCTACCTAACCCATCGAATACAACCCATTACTAGCGGAACTCGAAAATCTCTTGTTTTTTGGTTAGGTGGTGTGCCGTTTGTGTAAGCATAACGTTTTCTCGCTTTGCGAAGGCGAGGCTTAGAACCACAAAAATTATACAATATGAAAAAAGAAGATAGAATAAAAACAACAATTGGTTTAGGTATGACTGATGAAAGAGATTTCTTGGAAGGTAAAATTCTTTCAATTGATAATCAGAAATGTTTAGATGGTAGTGAGTTTGAAAAAATTAT